GGAAAAATAATGCTCGATACAAAATCGTTCTCAATTAAAATTGAAGAAATATCAAACGAACTTAAAATATCATATATGGATGCAATCGTATGGTATTGCGAGAAAAATCAAATTGAGGTTGAAACGGCGGCAAAACTGATCAACTCTAAAATTAAAGAAACCATTGCTTACGAAGCAAGCAAACTCAATATGATGAAGGAAAAGATTAACAGTCTGCCAGTATGATTATGTATGATGTGAATGAAGGGTTCGATGCGTATAAGACTTACCTTGCTCTGAAGCAACACTTCACGAGTAGCTACGATTATTTCAAATACAATGGTAAGGTCAAAGCTAAAATTGAATCGTTTTTAAAAAGAAAAGATAAGTTCTTCTTTCGAAAGCTCCAAAAGAAGTATAGCAAAGATGAACTGGTTGAGTTCTTTGTCAGTAACTTTATTATTAATGGAGACAACTGGATTGGAAGTCTAGTGTCTCAAGAAAGCGAAAATAACTATGCAACTTGGCGAAAAAATAAAGAGTCTATTAGTTATAATTATAGTAATGAGCTATCTCTACTTTATGATTACTGCCTTTCGAATGATATATCATGCAATCAACTTGTATTGGTAGAAGATGGCAATCACCCTATTCTTCTTCGATTGCTTCTACAGAATAAGATTAGTTTGGAGACTGTGATTATCCTTGATAGTATTCTTGGATTCACTCGATATTGGAACGCAAAGTTAGATGATATTATCTGGGATGAGAAAAAGAAGTTAATTCAAAATTATAAATCATTCGTACAATATGATTTTGAGAAGTGTAAAAAGTTAACGAAGGAAACATTATTATGAAAGGAAGAAAAACTATTGACATTAATCAAGAAGTATAGTATAAATAAGTTATCGTAATGAGTTATTGTGGACAAACCGAAATATAAAACATACATCGAATATAAGGAATATAAAAATATGACTACATCTTTTGCTGACCTCAAGCGGTCTTCTAAATCTGCTTATGATAAAATCGTAGCGGAGTCAACTAAACTTCAATCTGGTAATCAAAGTGGTGGAGCTGATACTCGGTTCTGGCAACCAGAAGTCGATAAAGCTGGTAACGGTTATGCCGTAATTCGCTTTCTTCCTTCACCAAAGGGTGAAGACCTTCCATGGGTTCGTCTATTCTCACATGGTTTTCAAGGTCCAGGTGGCTGGTACATTGAGAACTCCCTCACTACTCTTAACGAGAAAGATCCAGTGGGTGAGTATAACTCAATGCTTTGGAATCGTGGTGACGAAGCTGGTAAGGAACAGGCTCGTAAACAGAAACGGCGTCTAAACTATATCGCTAACATTTATGGTGTTAAAGACCCTGCTCATCCTGAGAACGATGGTACTGTTCGTCTCTATAAGTTTGGCAAGAAAATCTTTGATAAGATTAACGATATGATGTCACCTGAGTTTGAAGATGAATCACCAGTCAACCCATTTGATTTCTGGGAAGGTGCTAACTTCAAAATGAAGATTCGTAACGTTGAAGGTTATCGCAACTACGATAAGTCCGAGTTCGATAGTGTATCTGCTCTCTCTGAAGATGATGATGAACTCGAAAAGATTTGGTCTTCACAATACTCTCTCCAGGAGTTTGTGGATCCAAAGAACTTCAAGACATTTGCTGAGTTGCAAACTCGACTCAACCGTGTTCTTGGAGCAACAGCAGTATCTTCTACTGCCTCTGAGGTTGACGAGGATAATATTATGGAAGCACCAAGTGTGTCTCGTCAAGCTCCTGCACCCAAGGCAAAAGAAGAAGAAGTGTCTTGGAGTGATGAGTCCTCTGATGACAGCCTAGACTTTTTCAAACAGTTGGCTGAGGAAGACTAACAAAAGTGCAATACTTTTGGAGGGGAGGCTCGCTGAGTCTCCCCTTTTTTATTACCTACCACGAGCGTCTTCAAAGTCCCAATTTGGGTCTGAAGGGTAAGAACTTGGTGATGGTGCGAGATATGTAGAAGAGTCAATTTTTGTTTGGCTCATGTCTCTGTTGTCTGATGGAGCAGCAACTACGGTAGCGCCAGCTTGTTTTTCTTCCTTCTTGGTAGCAACATCTTGCGTATCTGCTGCTAACTGTGTACCTGTTGGTTTTATTTCAGAAGTATCTGCGATAGCAGCGGGAAGTTCTTTGCCAGTTTTTGGATCCAAACCAGCAAATTCATATACTGAGGGTATTGCTTTTGATGCTAAGTTTGAAATAAAACCAGCATCTGGATTTGGCAAAACCGATCTTAAAAGATTTTTTAAGAAGTTTGTTGCCATATCACCAATCTCTCCTGTATCTGGCAACTCTGCACTACCACCAAACATTTTTATTATTGAATCTATCGCTGGTTTAATAGCATTATTCCAAAGCCAGCGAGATGGAGCAGTAATAATATCTAAAGCATCACCAGCAAGTTTTTTCAATGCATCCGCAGGGTTCATATCCAACAGACCTTTGACATATTTAATCATACCATCTATACTATCCATTATAAACTTCACAATACTGAAGTACCCTTCTTCTGGTTCTGTTGAGAAGAAATTCTTATATATTGCAACCATTTTGTCATACATTTCATTGAAGGAAAACGAATCTAACAACTTCTCCGCCTCTGAAAATCCTAGTTTTCCTAACAACCACGACAAGCCACTCTTCAATAAGTCGAGGGGGATAATAAAGATGCCCCTGATAACCTCTACGGCGCCTTGAACCATACCATCAAATATCTTTTCCAACATACCCCTGCTGTCATCTTCTCCTTTACTACGAAAACCCTCGATAAAACCACTAATGAAGTCAAAGATGACAAACAGAGGTAATAGAACTTTACTTAAAATACCCTTTGCTAATGGTGCAAACTTTTTTGCCATTTTAACAATTGGTTTAATTGTTTTACCTACTGAACTAAGACCACTTAAAGATTTAAATAAACTCATTATAGGTTTTGTTATCTTGCCAATTGTCGCTCCTATTTTACCAGAAAGAGTTTTAAACTCTTTAATTGCTACAGGTGTTTTAACTGCTCCCATAACCTTACCGACGTTTTTAAACCCAGCAAAAAAATTATCAATTGATGTCGATAATGTTTTAAAAACTTTGTTACCTTTTATTTTAGTACCAAGAGTTTTAAACGCCGCTTTTATTGAATCAGGAATTTTTGCAAAGCTGGCGAGAGTTTTTGCAAGCCATACACTGCGAATATATTTGTCAAGCTCATTTGACCACAAAGTAAGTGCCGCAAAAGCTCCAGCAAATAATTTTGATACACTAAACTCTTCTGGTATTTCTTCTGTTTCTCCAACAGAACCACTCGCTTGTTGTACGGCTGTTTCTCCAGCTTTCTGATCTAATACAAGAAGAAGTTGTTGAAACATCTTTGTTTGACCGTCAACAAGCGTTTTTGTTAAGTCAACAAGTTGTTTCAGTAATTTGTTTGTCTGATTCTGTGTTATGTTGCCAGCCGCTAACATTTTTACTGTTGGCGAATTACCAGCCGAAGCTAATTGAGGTACAGCCATTATTGTTTTTCCAGTCTTTCTTTTTCTTCTTTTAGCCAAGCAAGCAATAAGCTAATATAAATTTCTCTTTCGAAAGGAATCATTTCTTCTAACTCAGTCAACGAATATTTGTGGTGTTGCATCAAACTAAAATTCGTATGATATATGTTAATCAGTGAATTATGACTGAGTGCTACGTAAAAAAACTTTGCATTCCTTCAATTTTAATCGTTTCTGTTTCATTACATTCAGGACATGTATATGTAATATCGTGTGCCAGTTTTGGTAACGTATTAAAAAATTCCACGATCTTTTCAAAGTTATCTTTTGTTAAGTTCTCAATAAACTCTCTTGCTTCTTCCTTAGTAAAATCTTCGTACACATTATCAGCATCATAAAAAAGTTCAATACAGTCACATACAATATCCAACAATTGTTCAATTTCATTTTTACTCTTCTTTGTATTGAAAAGCATAGATGTTTTTGGATCACGCAATTTAATACCAACACCACCTTCAATCTCAATAGTGTTGTTGTGTTTATCGTTAAACTCTATTTGAATATCATCAATATTCACTTGCACTTTTGTAGAATTTGAACACTTATCAAGATATTCCTTATTCATATGGCTTAACGATAGATCAATTTTTTCACCAACAGATTTTGATCTTAATTTTAAAAATAAAAATTCTAAATCGTATGACGTATACTTTGTATTATCAATATCAGGTGTTAACACACAAGAGTCAAGAATACTCATCACTGCATTGTAAATATCTTTTTCTTCACCACTCTCAAGCGCCATATAGAGAACTTTCTCTTCTTTGACAAGGAATGGTCGAAACTTAATTGGTTCCTTTGTTGATGGAATCACTGTTTCAAATTCAGGTGTAACTAGCTTTGGTAAAGCCATAGTATAATCTCCATATTATATTAAAATAAATTTCCTATTTTTGGTAGCCCAGTAAAGTTCACTCCAGATTTTTTTCCAAATGATGATAGTATCTTTTGCGGATTAAGTTTTGTTCTCGCTTGATTCTTAATACCAGCGATACTAAATGGTAGATTTAATCCACCAGCAATCTGTAGCCCATCTTTACCAATGCGTAACTGTGTTCCAAGTTTTGATTGGTCTCTTTCTTCAAAATATCTAAACGACATGGTTATATCCATCCTTTGAACTTCAACTGAATTCCAATCCATATTCAACGAAGGAACTACACTTGGATAAGCATCGACCAAATCAACTGCATATGTTTTAAATCCTTGCTGATCCAACTGATAAATCGTGATACCTTTTTTGCAAACGTAATCATCATAATATCCAGTATTGAATTGACTCTTTCTTTGGTCTGCATCTAAATTGTTATTGCGATGAAGACCACCAATTAAATCTTGCCAGCGCAAAAAGAACTCTCGCTCACGAAGATCGGGACTACAAATGATTCCCATATTGATGTCAACATAGTTTGTTTCAATACCAATCTTATATGGAACGCCGTAGTCTCTGTATACCACGTTTTCTACATTTCTTTGAGGTAATGTTACATTGCTGATACGAAACATCAATGAGCTTGATAATCCAAAAGAACCACCAACCTTTGAAAGAATATCACCGCCAATCTCAACTTCAAAGTCGCTTTGTCGTGCAAAGCCAACACTGTGCATTTCGGCAGTAAATGCGTCAATATTAAATGCCATCTTATCTTCCTTATACCATTGCTCTTGAGTCACGCCAAACTTTTGACTTGGAACTCTTTTCGAAACGCTCTAGTGGTAAGAACAATGCTGTATCCCAGTCTGTAGAACTAATCTCTAAAAAACGACCACGCACATGTTGATTTAAATACATTTTAAATGTCGGCTTGTAATACTTGCTGACGCCTTTCAATATATTATAGCTGAGTTTCAATTTAGTTGAATCATCGTATTTGCTATTTGTCGTCAAATCATATAAAGCATCCATCAGTTTCGCACGAAGTGGTAGTGGTAAATAATGCAAATTGATGCCATGAAACCCACCAGGAACGTTCCGCACCTTAAAGATTAACGGAAACGTATCGTAATATGGTAGCGTCTTCTTATGTTTTGGATCATAACCAAACAAATACATCTTTCCAATAGCGGCTCGATTCTTCAGTTGTGTACGATCCTCTTTCATTAATGACTCAGGTGTTACTCTTGTTTTCTTTGCTTCTTTTCGAAACCATTCACGAGCAGCATTAGTTCGAGCGGGAATCTGACCAGCACGAACACCTTTTGTTAAAATAGAATCAAATGTATATGCAACCAAAGTAAATCTCCTTTGACTTATTTATAATAGATTCACTTGATTCCAAGTTCATTCTCTGTAAGTATTATAAACTTGTATTTACGGTCTTTACACCACTCTAATGCTGCATCCCATTTATATCGATTGACCGCATATGTCTTGACTTCGTTAATATACTTACGAGTCATTCTCTTTTGAATACGTGGTTCTTTTGTTTGTGCTGATGGTTTAATCTCAACAATCCACTCTTCAATACCTTTGTTTGTTTTTATTTTAAGATATACATCTGGGAAGTAACGATGCATCTTACCATCGATTGGGCTTCGATATGGTATAACATGCTCTTCGCTTGACCATTGAAGAACGATATCCGTATAGTCACACCATTTGAAATACTTTAATTCCCATGATGATCTATATTGAATATTCGTTGGGTCTCCTCTATACTTATGAGGATTATGTGGTATATATTTGCCTTTAAGCGTTTTCATTATAAATATACAAAACAGTTTCTATTTAAGGATATTTATAGATGGCAGATACATGGCCAACAACAGTAGATCCAAAAGCTCAAAAAGATGAATTTTACAAATCTCTTTCTGAGACAAATCAAAAACAACTCAAGTTTCCAAACAATCTGGATGAGATTGATCATTGGGTATGCTTTCGTGCAAATAATCCAAAACTTTTTAAGGCTGAAGAGTTTGAAAAGAAAAACGATTTGACAAGAATCTTTCTTCCAATGCCAGGTAGCATAGGAACCACATACGACCAAAAGTATAATACTGAAGGTATTGGAGAACAGGGAAGATTGGGAGCAGGAGCTTCTGATATTTTATCTTCTGGTAGTATCAAATCTATTGTTGAGAGGATAGGTTCTATTACAAAAAAAGATATTGGAGATTCAACAGCGAGATTGTCATTTGATGCCGGTGCGGCGGCAGCTGCAGAAGCTGGTCTTGGTGATGCGTTCAAAGGTGCTGTTGCTGCTCAAGGTATTTCTAAAAATCCATATATGGCTGTTATGTATGATAGCCCCACTATGCGTTCTCATCAATTTAGCTGGAAGTTTATTGCTCGGAATAGAGATGAAAGTAAAATACTAACTGATATCGTTTCTGCATTTAAGTTTCATGGTGCGCCAGGAATAAATGGTAAGAATTCTCATTTCCTTGATTACCCAGAACAGTTTGATATTGATTTTAATCATGGCAAACATCTTTATAATATCGGTCCTTCTGTATTGACTTCATTCAATGTACAATATCATGCTGAAGGTAGACCACTTTACTATGACATTTCTGCAACAGAGAAAGCACCTGTATCTGTAAATATTAATGCTACTTTCCAAGAAGTCGCTATTGTTACAAAAGAAACAATTTCAGGACAAGGGAGGTAATAATGACATTCTTTTTTAAAAATCATCCATCAATTTCATATGATGTTCAAAAGAATGGTATCTCTCGTACTGCTCAGAATCCTCTTGTGCGATTTAAACTTCAAGAACTATTAAAAAGTAGGTCAGCTTTATACTACACACATGATATTGAAGAAGGGCAAACCGCAGAGTTTATTGCAGATAAGTATTATGGTGACTCAACACTCGATTGGATAATCTATATTGTCAATGATATTATTGACCCCCAATATGATTTACCAATGGACTATCAACAGTTCATTGCGTATGTTAAATCAAAGTATGGGTCGACAGAATCCGCATTAAACACAACACATCATTACGAGCATATTATTCAAACACAGTCTGTGTTATTTGATGGTACTATTGTTCCAGAAAAAGTAATTGTTGTTGACGAAACAACATATAATACTCTTACTGCTACAGAAAGACGGGAAGTATCAAACTATACATATGAAGAAAGATTAAATGAATCCAAACGGACAATTAAAGTTCTTCATATTGACTTTTTAACACAGTTTCTTGACGAAGCAGAAAGAATCTTTGAATAATGCCTTTAGCATATAAACCCACAGACCTTGAATTACGTTCCTGTTTTCTCTACAATTATGCTGGAGAAAAACTCGACATTCGTAATATCATGTTAGAGTTCAATATCTATCATAGCATTTTT